TCCATGATGAGAACGCGTCCATTGTCCGGATGCTTCAAACCGTGTTCGGTAATGTACTTGGTGAGAAGCTTGGTAACTTCACTTCGGGAAACCAATTCTCCCGGCGGAAGACCAATAAATTCACGAAGTTGATCCGTGATTTCTTGCTTGCGGTTGAAACCGTTGTTAGCTGCGCGCGCGGCAGCCTTGGTTCCGTCCGGGTCGTCCTGTTTAGCCTTGATCTTGCGAACAAGTTTAGTGAGCGACTTAATGTCGGAGCGGAGGGAGGTAATTTCAGTTTGAATTTCTTCAAGAGACATCTTATATCTTTCCTACTAGTTTCATCTTTAAGTGGATTAATGAGTTTAGGTCATATTTTGGTAACACACGTATGCGCAATATAAAAATGAGATTATATTACTTACGTTTTCTGACATTGAGAGCTAATGTACTGAGAATAACGAGGATAATTAATACGTATAAAACACGCTTAATGTTCTTTCTGAGATCGTAACGAAATGGTATGAATATATCATCTGTTATGGCAAATGGTGGCCTACTCTGGACATCCTTACATTGACCAGGACACCCCCCACCCGCACAGCACGAAGCCTCGCATGGAAAGACCTTATCGCCATACCTGTAACCACATATTTGGTTATCATAGGGATATTTCTTACTTTTATATGCGTAACATTTACAGTCAGCTATTCGATCACACTTAGAAGAACTGCAGTCCATATTTATATATTACAATATTATAATGGATACAAACGTTTACTCTGAGGCAGTCATCAGAAGATTCATGAAAAAAAATATGTTTATGGATGACGAAACATTGATTCGACATTACAACAAAGACAACCTGTCAGGGTACAGGAACAGACTCGCGCGAGTTCATAAAAAGGAAAGTCTTGAAAAAATGATATATGCCGTAGTCACAGATAGTATCCGAGACCTTGTCTATCAAATGATTGGAGAAATGTCCGATTATCTTCGTAAAATGGGAGATTTGGTTATTTCTGGAGGTGAGGCGTTTAATTTGTATATTGATCGCGCAGACAGAATAGTAACCGCAGATATAGATACTAAATTCGTACCGAGGCTCAAATATGATAATAAATACTTTGGAAAACTCCAAGCTATCAAATTGATAATTTGGGATAAATTGGGAGAGATTGCGATGCGATATGACAAGAAAATAAAGGACAGATTGACAAAAAAGAATAAAGTATTCAAGTTTCTCGGTTTAGGATTTCCTGAAAAGGGTCCATATGTCACGAGAAGATATATGTTGATTAAGAAGAAAAAGCTTGACAATGGTCCAGAACCCTCCAAAAAGGATGTTTTTATTGATGTCGAGTTGTTTTCTCTTGATCTTAAACTCAGGTACTTCTCTCCAGCTAAAGGTAAGATAGAAGAGAGTTTATTGGGTGGAATATTAGATATGCCCCTCATGCGTCCGGGTGAATTTGGATATGAAGTGGTAGAGTCCCAGAAGAAGGGTGTCACATATAAATCCAATGGTAAAATGATTCGCGATCCTAGAATTTCTGTCGCTGGTCGTAGGTTTCTGATAGATGATGTATATTTAATGCAAAAATTGGGTCTCCGGCCAGAAAAGAAAGAGAAGGACAAACAGAGACTTCTTAAATTGAGTAAAATGATATCTTCTAAGTTCAAACTTAATTCGTCTAATAGTCTCGAAAGTATATATCATCGCGTCCATAAATTCCCAATGACAGCGGCGAGGAGAATGAAAACAGATGGGGTCGTGAGTATGAAAACCGCGGAATCTATAAATCCTAAAAAGTATATGGGATATACCACCGAACCAAGTGCGACAAGACTGGGAAGACAAATGGTATATGGACTTAAAGCTTCCTTAAGAACCATAAATGTTCCACAATATACAAAAACACACGGTTCCTATCGTTTTAACTCAAATACCCAGTTATGGCGCAAAAATACACGCAGTCAGTATATTAAAAACGAATACACACACAGGCCGGCAAATGGTATAAATTTACCGGACGACTTAATCATCTCCAAAACGTTATATGGATTTAATCCCAGGAGAGATGGATGGGTATCGAAAAAGATATTGTCCCGTTCAGCACAAATACCGTTTGTTGGTTTAAAGAATTGAGAATATAGTTATATACAATGTTATACGGCGAACCGACCAAAGACGAAGACGGACTCCGATGGGTAAAGACCACCACACCGGAAAAGAAAAAGGTTTATATTCAGCTTAATAAAGTGAAAATCGAAAAAATTGAAGGCGATGAAATTACTATCAATCTCGTCACAGATGTAAACGCCGAACGAATTGCGGCTGTACATGACATAAATAAACAGGCCGCCAAGGATAATAGTGAATCCTGGTTTGGAAAAGTTGTTTCAGAAGGAACGCTGGCAAAAGCATATACTACAGGAGCTACCGATAAATTAACCGTCGATCGAATCGAGGCAACCCGGGTCTTTACGGCAGATCAGGAACAGACCGATTTCGATTCTATCATGGTGGATTCGGAGTGTGCTGTCATCGTTGAACTATGTGGTATTTGGTTCGGTAAGAAAACTTTTGCCCCAGCCTGGAACTTAGTCCAGGTCAGAATTTCTCCTCCGCCGCCCCAACCAGAAGAAACATACCCAGAACAATATGCCTTCAAAGATGAATCTGAGGACGACCAATAAAAAAAAATATGTTTATTACATAGTAAAAGATGAAGTTCCCGCGTGTCCCCGAACAATTGATCTGGGCTACTTTGGCACTCATTGTCATGTTTGCGATCTATCAGTACACCACGAATACAAAGAAATCCGACTACAGCGTTGAAGATGCGTTGTACGCCCCGGCTCCGGCGGGTGGCAAGGCCACCAAGTGTGGTATGAAGGCTGGTACGGGTCTTGCCTCTTCCCTCCTCCCGCGTGAGGTTGCTTCCAAGGCCGATTTCGGTGAGTTTAAGCCGGATGACGTCCTCAAGGGCCAAAAGAACTTCCTCGAACCGCGATCCCAGGTTGGATTCCCGGAAAGTGTGGGGGGTGCTCTTCGTAATGCGAATCAGCAAATCAGAGCCGACCCGCCGGTCTCGAAGAAGGCTTACGTGTGGCAAAACAGCACCATTACCGCCGATACCATGCAGCGTGATTTGTAAACACTTAATTAAAGATATTAGATTAGATTAATATAAATGTCTTCTGAAGCCCCTAATGTTCCAGAAGAGCTTTCGGCAAACGTCTCAAAACTTGTCGAATTGAATAAACAGATAACTGAAGCAAAAGCTGATATCAAAGTCCTAACCACAGCCGAACGGAAAATTAAAGATTCCATAAAACGACTGATGGTCACTCAGGGTATTGATACCATTAACCTCAGGCAGGGTAAAATCGCTCTTAGTACGACGACACGAAAGGGAACTATGACCAAGGTCGTCATCAAATCTGGCATTAACGCTTATTTCGGTGGAGATCCGGTCAAAATCGAAGGATTAATGAATGCTATCCAGGATCAGATTAAAGAGAAAAGATCTACGTCTCTCAGAATAACTGGGTTAAAAGAGAAAGCCCCTAAAAAAGAAGAAACAAATTGATTTGAAACTATAAACGACCGAGATGGTTTGGTCTCAATACTTATACGAAGGAACTCATGGAACGGAAGTAGATCCAGACGAATCCACCGATCCCATATTCATCGAAGAGGATGAATATGGTATTCAAGAATGGGAGTTAGAATATGGTGAAGAACTCCATGAATTGTGGGATATGATACAACTCCTATTGCGCGATGCATGGATAGAAAAGGAAATTCTATATCAAACCGATTATTGGGAATTTGTAGAATTTTGTTTTGAAAACTCATGGAATGGGCATTTTCAAAATAACACCGTCAATATAGTATATAGGGATAAATTATATTATATATGGAAAAAAATGAATGAATATACAAAAGATATGGGCATCCAGGATCAATTCTGGAAAGGTGCCAATTTCTCACATTTTATGACTTTTGTTAAATCCAACTCTGAACCCCAATTTTAAATATTAATACATAATAAATGTTACCTGACATAACAACAAAAAAAGTTGCGATTCCAGCCACGTTATTCACACTTTTGTCGCCGGGAATGCTTTTAACCACAGACGGTAAGTCTATCAAAATTTCAAATGGAAGTACTAACCAACAGGCTATCTTATTTCATGCCCTCGTTTTCTTCTTGGTCTATTCCATCGTGGCCAAGTCGTTAGGAATCATATTAACAAAGGGTGACCTTTTGGTCACCACGAGTCTCTTTATTGCGCTTAGCCCGGGTCTCCTTTTGACCATACCGGGTGGCAGTAAGGGTATTATCCAATCCGGACAAACGAGTCTTCCGGCCGTTTTCGTACATGCATTGGTGTTTTCTATCATATTTGCGTTATTACGCAAAAGATTTCCTCAATTCTATTAATAAGATGAAGTATTTATCCATCGGGCCAGGTGCCATGGGTATTTATGCGTTGATCGGTGCCCTCAAGGGTCTCGAATCAGAACTTCACGAAGTCCAAGAAATCGCAGGAGCGTCTGCGGGTTCAATATTGGCATTATTTATGGGGTTGGGGATGTCTATCGATAACATCTTAGATGTTTCTTTAACTGTAGATATCTCCGAATTTATTAAAGTAGACATACTTTCATTCGTTAATAAATTTGGTTTCGCAAGCATCAAAACAATTAGAAAAAAATTAATTGAAATATGTGGTCGCAATCCTAAATTTAAAGATTTAGAAACGAAAATTCACGTAGCCGTATTCTGTTTAAATACGTCACAAACTGAATATATTAGCAGGGATACACACCCAAATATGAGGGTAATAGATGCCGTGTGTATGAGTATCGCTATACCGTTTTTATTCGAGGCGGGAAAATACAAAGGCAAGACCTATATAGATGGAGGAATAATAGAAGACGTGCCGTTGACTCCATTTTTAGACAAGAAGCATCACGAAGTGGTATGTATGAAATTGGACATGAACACACAGTTTCAGGATGATATTAGCAACCCAAAACAGTTCGTTGAGTGTATGATTATGGCAACAATTAGAAATAGAGCGACTCATTATAATAATAGTTCCAAAATGATAAATATTAATGTAGGAGATACGAATATATTTGATTTCAATATGGATTATGATGCTAAAGTTAAACTCTTCATGACGGGGTTCGAAGCAGTATAGGACTCTGTGAAATTATTTATTGGTCTATATTATAAAGTGTGCGAACATGAACGCATGCGACCCAGAATTAGAAATTGAAAATCTAAGAAAACTCGCCAGTCGAAATGCTGGTCGAGAGATTAAATTGACACGTAGGCAAATATGTAAAGCTTATGAAGATGTCCAGGAAGGTAACCTTCCGTTACCGCCATTAGTTCTTAGTAGAGACAGAACTCACATGGTGGATAAGAAATCGCCCCTCAGATTGAAGGACTATGACGTTTTGTTCAAGTCTTCGTCTAAATTGGCGGCCATTCGCAGAATTGCCAGAAAGGTTGGTCTCACCAAGTTTGATGGTATCACGAAGGCGAAACTTATCATGAATATCAAAAATAGACTTATGTCTTTAGATATTCACGAACCGATAATATTGGCGAAGACGCGCGCCAAGAAGACCGCTAACGGTGAATTTTCTAATAACACCGTTTCCAATGGAAACAGTGCGTATAATAACACCGCAACGTCTGGTAATTCCGTGAATAACATGGGAAATTCCGCGTACAATAACAGCGGTAACAGTGGTAACGGCGGTAACGTGGCGAACAATTCCGCTAATAACACGGGCGGGAATATGAATGCCCCTGTGAATTCTACCAATAACGCCCCGGTGGGAAATACCAATAATTCCAGAGCCCCGGCGGCGGGGACTTCTGTGGCATTCCCCAATAAGGTAAGCATTACCGGAACACCCAGGTTTTTGGGTGGTGGGGGTGTTACATACGGCGGAGGTGGTGCGGTCGCTGGTAGAGGTATGTATAACCAGCCAACTCGTCCCGCGGTGGCGAACACGAATGCTCCTCGGCCCCAGCCAGCTCGTCCGTTAATAAGCAATAGTAAAGCGGAAAGGGAGAGAAAAGCTAGGTTAGCACAAGCTGAGGCAGATTTGGAAAAGTTGAAGAGTGAGAGAAATGTGATTTTAGATGAACGCAAAAAACTAAGGGAATCGGGAACCGGTGGCGAGGCTCTTCAATTAAAAAATGCCAAAGTTTTGAAGGTGGAAAAGCTCATAGATGAAAAGGAGAAAGAAATCGCCGAAT